ATTGTAGTCTTCTTAGCTTCATCTTCATTGAATGAAACTACTATTTTCTTACCTGTTGATCCTGTTAATTTGCTTATAACACTTCTTGCAATTTCATCTTTTTGCTCATCGGATGGTACAGAATTATTAAAGTTAACAATCGTAGTTGGACTGAATCCATTAGAAACCTCATTAATAAGATACTCACTAATTTTCTCTTCTAATACCGTATATTCCAAAGCTCCTTGGTAATCAACACGACTGAAATACTTAGCGCCTACTGAATAAGGTTGTATCATTAATATCTCAATCTCTGAGCTACCCTCGCCAAATGCATCAAATCTTTTAGGTACAAACTTTTTAGGATCCTCCCAATTGTCAGAATAGTAATAACCTACAATATTCCCGTCTTTATCGCATTTTTCTGGTCGTAATAATTGTACAGGAATATGATACACCTTAACAACATTTTTATGTCCTTTATCGTAATGTACTTGAAACGCTCCTTGACCTAATAAATACAAGTCTTGTATTACTCTACGCAAGTCATTTGCTGCAAATAGGGTTAACATCTGAGCGTAATCATTTGGCTTTTTAGACGCATCTAACGCACTCAAACCTTTCCCGTAGATTAATCTACTGATATTGTTTACTACTGCTGAATGAGTAGCACTATTCGAATATCTATCTATTAAGAATTGGAAGTAATTATTATCCTCACCATAGTTTACCCAATCATTACGTTTGTCTTCCGTAACTACAGGTGATGTGTATGCAGATAATTCTATAACGTGGTTACTAGTCATTTAATATAAATTCGTTAGTTGTTGTGTTTTCAATATATCTATTGTTGTTTACTGAATAATCTCTAATATCTAAAAATCCCTGAGATATATCTATTTGAGACGTGCATAATATTTTACCTCTATAATTTACGTATGCTTCAGTATTTACGTACATTATCGCTCTATACGTATGTCCTTCCTTTAATGCAGGATTAATCGTAATTGTAACCGTATCGTAATAATCTCCGTTAGTAGTACCCGACAAAGTTATTACTCTACTTACATTTGTTTCTTCATCAATAATTTTAATCTTATTCGCACGTGTACCCTCAAAATCTCGTTGAGTAACAACAAAGGCTTGAGATGTAGATATAGGTTTAAGTATTATCATATTAATATAACTACAAGAAATACATTTTGTTTTAAACACAAAAAGGGATGCCGAAATTAATCGACACCCCTTCTTAGCCTAGTGAACTATTTAGACTATGAAGTAACTAAAGTAGCACTTGTAAATAATGCCAACATAGCAGTTGATGTTGATGCATTCAAGAAGTTAGCAGGAACTTTCTCGTCTGCTACAAAATTCAAAGAATATCCTGAAGCAGATTTCATCTCACCACCTGTAGAAATTGAGCCACCTACAACGTCAGCACCTTGCTCAAGTCCCATAATAAAGAATTGATCATTGTTAGTCTGAACCACAATGTGTGGACGTCCATAAGATAACAATTTAATTTGCTTATGTGTAGCAATATCTTGGTGCTTTAATCTAATGTTTAATTTTTGACTGAAATAAGTAGTGCCAGCATTACGATCAGACACTACATCTTGATCGAAAGTATTGTCTACACCCTTTAGTTCATACTTATATAAAGTATCTACGTTAGTAATCGCTGTAATCATATCCGTATCCGTTGCATCATACGTCACGTCAGCTCTAGCTATTTGGTAATTGATAAAGTAAACCGCTTTAAGACCTCCAACTTGGTCTTTGCATTGTTCAACTCTACCTTTTGCAATATCACATGCCATGAGTTTATAGTTTTAATGTTTATAAAAAAAGGGAGAGTTTTCAATTCCCCTCCCCTAATATTTGTTTGCTAGTGATTAGTTAGCTGCGTTTGTGATTCCGTAAGTTACGATATCAGAAACTGAGTGGTAGTTAACCGCGTAACCAGCTCTCATTACGATTCTTACATTGTCATCTCCTAATGTTTCGGAGGTATCAATTAATCGTATTTCATTTGCATCGTTGAGCAAACCGCAACCGAAAAACAAGTTAGAAGTTTGAGCAGCTAACATTTGGTTTGCAGTCAATCCGTTTGCTACGAATAATGGAATACCACCATAAGTTAAGTTTCCATTAGTGTACCATTGTGTACCTTTATTGTCAACACCATTGTTAGATGTAGCAGCTACACCGAAACCACCTAATGCAGAGATGTATGCTTTAGCGATGTTTTGAGATACATAGATTTTCAAGTCATCAGCTCCGTATACTGCAGCAGGGATAGCTTTGTAAACTTTCTCTAACTCTTCGATAACATTTGATGCAGTAACCGTAGCACCCGCCACTTCATTTGCAGTAGGTAAAGCAGCATCAGTAGTTAACAAAGTCATGATACCCGCAACTTGTCCGTCAGTAGCATTAACACCATTCCAAATAGAAGTCTCAATTGCAGATGCAACTTTCTCAACTACGAATGCAAGTAAGTAATCAGCAAAAGATTTAGCTAAAACTTTGTTTGCGGAGTAACCCATCTCTTCAGATTGCCAAGAAGTGATATAATCTTTTTTGCATAAAGATAAATTAACTTGGAAGTTCTCTAAAATTAATGTGCGCTCAGTGATTGTAACCGTAGAAGTAGCAGAGAAATCACAACTAGCATTTGCTAAAAGTCCATCTGTACTCAATTTGTTAATTACCGCTTTGTACGCGATGTTAGGCATGATAGTCATACCTCCGTTAGATAATGTGTTACCGCTTAATAAAGCACCTTTAACCCACATTCCTGAATGTTGACCAGCATATGTAGTCGTTAATGATGTAGTTGTTGCCATAGTTTATTTTTATTTATAAATTGTTTCTAAAATGTTATCGCGGATACTTCTCGCTTTTCCTGGTGTTAAGTCGATATGCTCGATTGGTTGTGAATTCTCAGGATTGAATTGTATAGGTTTCGGCTCTTCTGCTAGCTCAACAACCCCTTCTTCAGTAACCTTAGAAAGCTCTACAATCTTAGCTTCTAACTCTGCAATCTTTTCTTCCAATGCGGAGAAATGTTGCTCTTCAACTTGTGAACGTACGATCTTTTTAACTTTCGCTTGCTCAGGTGTTTTTTCAGCTTCAACAGGAATCTCTTCCTCTTTAGGCTCTTCAGTGTTCTCTTCAGTAGGCTCAACGATTGAGTCGATAACTCCCTCTTCTTTTACTACTAAGATTTTACCATCTTCTAAGACGTATTCATCTACAGGAAGTGGCACAGGTTCAGCATCAGGAACTACGATAAATACGCTTTTCCCTGGCTCGAATGCATCTGCTTGGATGGTTGTGATACCATCATGCAATACTTGGTCTTCTAACTTCGTTTCTAGAACTTCAGGCTCTACACCTGTCAATTCAACAAGGAAGTTTTTAACCTTTTTTAAAAGTGTTTCTTTTTCCATATCTTATTAACTAATTATTAATTACTTTGTTTTAAATTACCCTCTTGCTTCAGAGATAACTCGCTCAGTTACAACGTGGTTAATCGTTGCTGTAGATTGTTCTGACTCGCGTCCAATTCCTTGTGCCGGCAATGATCCATCACAACATTCAACAGAGTATTTTCCATCTTTGCATAGACACCCTCTTTTACCACCTTTTGGAGATGATTTTGAAACTTTTACTTTCTTTTCCATGATTATTTATTTATTTATACTGGTATTTTTACTACATTAAAATTAAAATCTGTTACTCTTATATCCGTTGAACTTGTATTTCTTACAAATAGTTCTACATAATCATTCGCAACCATTTCCACAACTGCTTGTGTACTTCCCCCATGCTCAACGTTTGATGTTGTAGTTCTAACTATCCCCTCACTTTCAGCTATTGCAGTTCCATTTTTAGCCACTCCAATACTAATTAATTGATTCGTGCCACCGCTTCGAACTGTTGCATTTAACGTTACTAAGAATGAGTTTGTAAAAGCTCCATTATAAGTAAGTCTATTTGTTGTGTGTGTGAATTTTGAATTAGTTCCTGAAGTAGTTGTGCCTGTAGCTTTAACCCAAACATTCACGTTTGACACTCCGATAGTAGTATCAGTACCATTATTAAGCATATACATAAATCCTTTTGTAGAAGTGTTTGTTAACCCTACACAATTGACAAATAATGCCTTGTTATCCGTATATGTCACACCACTCGTATACGTTCCACCACCGCTGAAGTTTACTGTATCTAATATGTATCTCTCACTAGAAATCGTAGCACTCGCATCAACACTTATCCCTGTTTCGCCACTCAATACTACAAATGAAGAATATATAATTCTAAATCTTCTACTTACAGTTAGTGTACTTGGAAGGATTAACGCAGTAGAAGTTGTAGCGCAATCAAATAAGCAATTACTCATTCCGATAGTTCCAATTGTTCCGTCAAAAGTTAGGTTACCACTATTCAAAAATGCACTATCACTCATCACAAAGTTGGTGTAGTCTTTAATAGTTCCAACCGTAGCACAATCCGTAAAGTTCACACCGAACCAATCTAGTGCAGTAGTAGTTCCGTCACCATCTAGATTTAAAGCAGTACCATGAGTGATTGTTATATTTCTAATAGGCAAAGAATATACCGACGTAATTAATGCAGTAGATGAACTTAGCCCCGTAGATTTAAGGATACAATTCTCAGATGATCCACCGATAATAACACTATTTACACCAGCTACAATCCTATCTCCTGTTAAGTCAATTGTCTTTGTGATAAAGTATGTATAGTTATTAGCCAATGTAATTACACCACTAACCGCTGTAGGTAAATCTAATTTAGAAAAAACAAATACAAATTCATTGCCAGCTAAACCTGTAGACGTTGGAAATAATTCAACAATCGTACTACCATAACGTGTATAATTTAATCCGTTTGTTGTATCTAGGTAAAGCTCTCCCTCGTAAATATCACTAGCTAGCCACGTCCCATCGGTATGGTCTGAGCTACTTGGAATAGTAGGAGCGCCAGCGCCTTTCTTTATTATTATTCTTCTTGTTTCGTTAGCCATTATTTATAGTGTTTGAATTTTTAGAAACTCCATTTAATCCACCTATCAATTGTGGAACGTCCTCGTCTTGATTATTTACACCTCCACTTAAGATCGTGTTATTAGTTGTGTAAGTACTTGGTAATCCATCCATGAAGTTGGTGAGCGATATCTTCTTAGGCACATCACTCGTAGCGTCGTCCAAATATAGACTATCCGTACTGTCTAATGTAGTTACATCTTTGTATCGTACGAAATATGGAATTTCACTCATAGTTTGCCAAGTAACTCTTTAATCTCATTCATGATGTCGTCTTGCATTTCTAACTGCTCTAAGCCATCATATTTACCCTCAATGCTAAACCCGTTGAACTTACCATCTTTAATCCCCTGGTAAACTTCTTCATTGTAAACTTTCATCTTAACAACCCAAGCACCAACTGGAGCATTAAGTTTATATAGGTTTGATTTGTCATTCTTAACATCCTCTACAATCCATGACTCAATTAATGCTACACCGTCTACATTTTCTGCATGATCTACCGTAACATTATTTCCGTACAATTTTTTCATGTAAAGCTCTTGAGTTTTAGCAATTGTTTCAGCACTAAATGACACCGTAAATTCTTTATCTTTTATACGTCTTAGAATCTTCTTTTCAGGAACTAATGCAAGCCCAATTACTTCACGTTTACCCTCGTCAATTACTTTCATTTCAACCTCCATCTCAGAAAGCAAAATAAAATCTTCCTCAATAGCAGGTCTATCTACAAAACTAATTGCGAAGACACCTTGCTCTTGTTCGTCCTTAATTGTAAGTTCTATATTTTGTAACTTTTCCATATTGTTATAACTTATAAAGTGGCATTTTGTATTTTTTTCTTGTCTAACATTTGTTGCGTCGTAACATCCGAACCTACAACATACGCTTTAATCGGCGCTTGATTTAATTGAGCCAATTGTGTTTGGTTTTGACTTCCTATAATGTTGAATCTAGGAGTTACTACTTGTGTATTATCATTACCTCCATTACTAGAACCTCCTGCACTTGGTGTAGTAGTACTACCTGTAGATCCTCCTTTAAATTCTTGTTTACGAATATTGTTAACCATAGCTAAACCACCAGCAACCGTTAACCCTGCAGCAATACCTTTAACTAATGGCCCACCTGGTGTATCTTTGTAGGCACTTAATGCAGCTTTATAAGTATCCATTAAACCCCCAGCAATATTCGCCGCTTTCTGAATGTCGAACGCTCTCTTTTGTTCTTTCTCTGACTTTCCAGCAAATGCCGTTGCTAAATCTCCAATTACCGAAAATGAATTTCTAGCAATACTAAACTTTGCATCTGATAAAGCTTGAGCGTTGGCTAAGTCTTCTAACCTTTTCTTTTCATCTTCCGCAGCTTGTTTGTCTGATATTTCTTTTCTTGTTAAATATGCCTGTTGATCAATTGCTAACTGTTTGTTTTTGTCAGCTTGATAATTAACTAGTGCATCATCTCGCATTTTTTTACCTCTGCTAAGAAATAATTCCTCACCAGCTAGCGCTTCTTTATCATAAGCTTCCTTTTCTTTTCTTTTCTTTTCAGCTTCAGCACGTGCTTTTTCTTGAGCATCTTTTAAATCATCTGCACGTTTTTGTTTAGTGTCGTAAAAGAATTGAGTTTGCTCTATTCCTAGTTGATTATGCTCAGAACGTTTGTTGTCTATTATGTCTCCCTTTTGTTTCTCTAGTGCTTTAATTTCTTTTTGAATACTCTTAGATAGTTCCCACTCTTCTTCTTTTAATGCCCATTTATAAGCTCCCGTCTTTTGTTTTATAGCGTCATTTATAGTTTTAATAGATTTCTGATACAACTTATCTCTTTCACCTATCTGCACTTTTTCAATGTCTAGAATCTCTTTTTCACTCGCACCTCTTGCCTTAGCTCTTTTCAACTCAACGTCTTGTCTTTCTTTAAGTTGTTTAGTTTGCTTATCAATTAATCCGTTTTGCTTGTCTAGTGTATCGTTGAATTTCTTGTTAGCATCGTTTATTTCTTCCGTTGAATCAATCCAATCCATGATTTTTGGAAGTAATACACCAATAGCAATAACCAAAGCACCTATACCCGTTGTTATTATCGCACTTTTTAGACTTGAGAATGCTGAGACAAGACTAGTTTTTATAACAGTTCCTAGATTTAAAAATGCGTCTTTAGCAGCCATCACTCCGCTAATACCATCAGCAAGTGCCATTGCAGATTGTACTTTGAGTAATTGCTCTTGAACAGCTTTACCCTCAACTCCTACTAATCCCAAAGCACCCTCAAAAGCTTGGAAGCCATTAAGAACACCTCCAATCGAAGTAGATAAAGCGTTGAATTTAGCGTCTGGATTAAAGGCTTCAGTCAAAGCTTTAGCGTCACCGATAGCATCTTTAAGCTCCGCAGCCTTTTTTGCAGCAGTAACGGCTTCTTTAGACGTTATACCGAACTTATCAGAAAGTGCCTGAACTTCTTGTTGTGCCTCCCTTAATTGTGCCTTAAGAGATGCAGAGTTTGTCTTTACTTCTAATTCAATTACTTTCTTTTCTGCCATGTTGTTTTGCTTTCAATAATAACTCTCTTTTGCCCTGTTTGTAGTTTACACGAAAGGAATTTGACAATAGATATTTTCCCTTTGCAATGTCTATATTCTCGCTCACTCCATAGAAGTTATCTATCTTTAGTAAGGCTATTATTTGCTCTATCATGATTGGTATATGTTTAATGTGTCTACAATTGAATTGCCTAAGTTATCGACGTTTGTTATGTCTATTGGAATAACTTGATCTGATCCACTTTCTGTTATTAAATTAAATCCATCTTCAGTTATAATGTAATCACCCGCCTCACTTAACATAGGCTCAAATGGAGTTGGATTAATTGGTATTGTTATGTCTACCCATGTATCAGTAGTTATTGTTGTAGTTGAAAAAGTCACACCACTATAAGTACTTGATAAAGTTGTACTACTACTCCATGGTGGAGATGAAAACTGACTAGTAATAACACCGCCACCACTACTCATTAATAATGGAGCTGTCGCGTTTATGATATTTCTAAAATCTAATACTAAAGATAAGTTAACTTCACCCGTAGTTATATCTGACTTAATCTCGTTAATGATATATCTTTTATCTCTAATCGTTAAGCGATCGTTTAAGTTTAACTTAGTAATCAACGACAAAGGAAAGTATGCTTTTACGTTAACTAACCTATTCTTTTTATTGAATAAATTACTTAAGTATCTACTGTAATAAGTATCATACAACCCATTACTCAATAAAGTATTATCTAGCACGCTTTTTTCTTCACCAAATGACAATGAGTATCTAGTAGACTGAAACGTAACCTCGTTTATAAATGGTGCGTATGTTGTTTTATTATTCCTAGTTGAACCATTGTAAAAGTAAAAATCGCATGATTTAACATCTTCTAAATATAGTAACGTAGGTTTCGGTATGTAAGATTTATAATCAGGATTAGGTGTTAAGCAGTAAGATGTACATAAATTAACACCATCTAAATTTAAAGGTAGTAACTCCTCAAATGGAACAGATACGGTAAAGTCTCCGTTATCATATTCAGGGAATACATCACTAGTATCTCCATAGTCACGTGTTCCGTTGTTATCTCCTGTATATTCTCTATTAACAAATGACTCGCTTTTTTCATGCTTAAAAGAAATATTTTTGTATAAAGGCACGCGTGAAATATCTATAGTATCCGTATCAACAAATTTTGTTATATCGTAAATATATCCCTTACTATAAAAGTTCTCCAATGTCTCAACTAAGAATGTATTTGTTCCGCTTGAATAACAAGTAAGATTAAACATTTTCAATATACCACTAAAGAAATCAGCAACCGTAATGTCAGGAATATGATTATGTAAACTAAGACTCGCAACGGTTGTTATGTTTGCTATCTGAATACTTTTAGTTAAAAACTTTTCCCATAAAGCATCCCCAACATAAGCTATAATCTTAATGTTTTTTAAGTTAGCAGGTACATCTGTTTTTATTTTGTATGATAGCCTTTGACTTGGAGAGGAAGCAGGCTTTGAATATAAATTTTGCCACAATCCTGTTGTACTTGAAAAACTAATAGTCTTTACGTATGTTAAATATGAATAGCATTCAACGTAAATAGTACAAGGCACATCTGATTCACAATAAATATCAACCGTATTATTTCGACCGTCAGGATAAGTAAGCAATTGTATTTGATCGCTATCTAAAAAAACACCGCTTTTTGTGTTGTTAGTTCCTGGCACATTGTATGATGTAATATCAGCCTGAACGGTATTCGTATAGTTGACAAATGTTTCTTTATTCTTTAACCATAAAAATAAACGATCCCAACATTTATTGGAAGAACTTAAAAAACCACCCGTTAATGTGATGCCATACTTTAAGCTAATCGCGTCAAATATTCTAGCAACTTTCAAAGCAGGAAACAACTCGTTGAATCCAATAGCTCCAGCACTTGTTTTAATATCCGTACTTAATCCATCGTTGTAAGTCCATACACGTTTAGAAGTAATCAAGGGGAATCTAACATTCTTTGTGTAATCAGTTGATGTAATCAAACTCTCAACGCTTGAACCCGTATAA